GAGGAACAGCGCATAGAGTGCTACCCCAATAGCGACCAATGGCAAAAGGCCAATACCGAGAAAGGAGAGAACAGACGATACAGCTGCTCCCATAGTCACAAGAGCAGGTCCGATTCCTGCGAGACTCGTCAATATGCTTCCAACAATGCCTATACTTTTAATCACCAATAAAAGAGTAGCACCAAAAGCAATGAAAGGATTCTTCTTAATGAACTCTTTAAGTCCTTCATAATCACCATCTAATATTCCAGTGATGGCAGTAACAGCATCGTTAAAGACTTCCATCGCACCGCCCAACAGTTCGATTGCCGTCTCAGGACTAAGGAACAATGTTAGTAATCCAGCGATACTAGCTCCCTTCGCGACATTCCCGACCATATCCATGACCGAGTCACTGAACGATTCTAGGCCTTTGCCAACACCCTCAAGGGTGTCAATCAGTCGTTCCCATACACCGTTTTGTTCTCGCCGGTCTTCTTCTTTCTCAGTATCCGCGGGCCCAGTATCGTCGTCGTTGTCCTGTTCTAGCGGCGCGCTCAACGGCATCATCGGATTACTGATGAGGTCGACCGTGGCAATCAGAGAGACAGTCAGACTTTCATTCAATGCGACCATCAGTTCCTTAACAGACCGCAATGAATGCGTTCCGCTATTCCTGTTTAGATCACCCTCTTTCTTTAACCTTATGATCACATCAGCAAGAGTTGCCACGTTTATTATCCTTTGTTTTGTTTCCGTTTAATCTTGTCGTTTTCTTCTTTGACGTAATTAGATAACAACGCCACGTATACTTGTCTTTCCCATGGTAGTAATCCGTCCAGTTCTGTTAACGAATACTGATGGTGTTGCATCATAGCGAAGTTTGTTTGATAATAATTCTCAATCGATTCATGGGAAAGACCTACTAAAAAAAATTCTTGAGGCCTGTAATAGTCTCGTTGTTTTTCTCACCACATTTGCTACAGACAAACTCAACAAATAGTCCAATCTTTGGCATGCCCTGTATAAATTCTGACATTCTCTCGAATTGCTTACTAGACAGTCCGTCGACGAATTCCATTAATTCATCTCTGGTGGAATCCTCTGCAGGATATACTGCTGATTCATCATAGATCGACTCGATGCATCCAATCAGTGTCTCGAATGCCATATCTGTTTGTCCTAGGTCATCCCCGCGCGAGAGAAGTGCGACAGACGCCTCGAACTTAGGATACTGCATAACAATACCCACATCGTCTGTCAGTGCTATCTTGTTTGATTTCGCCTCAGTTTCAGTAAGTTTGGCCTCTTCTAAGTTTATCGTTACTGGTTCATACTCTTCGCACTCGCTACATTTTATCTGGACATCAGAAGTTTCACCAACAGACTTTGCTCGGATCTGTAGGAACAGATATTCAAAATCAAACAGTGTTAGTTTAGAAACGTCGAGTTCGCTAGTGACGCATGAAGCGATAAGATCTCTGGTTGCGCGGATCATTGCATGTTCGTCACCTGATTCTTTTGCAAGTAGCAGGGTCTTTTGTTCCTTTACGATAAACGGTCTATACTCAATCAAATCATTTGTTGATGGAACGTTCAGGGTGTAGGATGGTGATTGTATCTTAGGTAGTGCCATTATAATAATGCCTCATGATTTTGATGAAAGTACAGTATATCTATCATATGCGAACGTCACTGTTATTCTAACAATCTCGTCCGCACCGTTTGAAAAATCAACAGCGTTTAATGTTGTAGGAAAGGCCTGTTCTAGATTGACTCCGTAGGCATGTTCGCCTTTTCTTGACAGTGGTCTTATTTTGATGTCGTGAGCAAAATGTTCTCGTTTGCTGTCGGACGGATCACTATTCTTATACCCAACCCTGTATTTGTCTGTGTCTATGATGTTTTTCATCCATTTATCGAAATACTTGCGAATGTTATAATCCTTAGTTTCTAGGAAGGTCATAGTAACATCGTCTTCGATGTATGAGTATGGATATTTCTTGAGTTGTGAACCATTCGGATATTCGGATGTTGAGATGTTTCTGCCAGGTAGAGTGACGGCATCACATAGTAACTCAAGTTGATCGAGATTAAGTCCATACGTCACAGGTAGTTCTACCTTATATCTGTTTGCGAATGATGGAGCAAAAGCTAAGATTCGCCCCATCGCTGTAGTTGGCACCCCTAATTGTGACATTAGATCATTTTCCTCGAATCTCTGTATACTTGATTTTGAGTACCCTTCGCCCAGTCGGCAGTAGGTAGAAACGTCGCGATTTCATATTCTGGAGCGGACACTTTAGCGAAGTTGCCTCTCACATGTTCATTTAGGTAATGCTTGAAACATGGTTTGAAATATTTCATCTTCGCCGAACGTTGTAATAGATTATACGATAGTCTGAATTTGGTAGCGTCATTGTATTTATTGTTAGACATGATATCGAGTAGTGCATCTAGAAACTTCGCGCGCAATACGAGAGGTAGATAATGTAGATTCAATCCGTAGAATCCATCTTTCGCTGGACCGACGACAATGACAAGAGGAAATTTATCGTAGTACGGAAGCGTCGCCGCATGCTTCGGGGAATAGAAAAAATAGTACATGTGTCCAACGATCTCGTTACTCGTTCGAGTCAGTGGTTCTTCTTTCATCAACCGCTTTCGATTGATACTGGTCATCGTCTTCGCTTTCTTCTGGAACCACGCTCTGGACGACTTGGTGCGGGGCGTGATCCCTTTACGAAATGCTTCGATTTCTAATGTCTGGAATAGTGATGACATTACTTATTTTTACACCTATCGAAATGATATTTTTTTGCGTTACTTGAATCCATTGTTTTGCTACAATGCGGACATGTCAATCTTTTTTTATTTTTTGCAGATGCACTTAATTTCTCTTTTGAAGACGTACTGTGCGTCTTCCCTTTGAACGAGAATTCTTCTTGAGTTTTCATTCTAGATCGAAGATACTCTATGTGTTCTTCAGGATGAACTTTTGGTTTTCTCAATTTTTGTTTATGCTCTTCTGACAATGGTCTACCTTTCAATGCTTTCGATATTTTTCGTTTATGCTCTTCTGACATTGGTCCGCGAGGTCTAGATATCAAAGAACGAATCATGTCTTCCTTTCCTATTCCTCCCGATAAACCTAACCATGCCAACTCATCCTGCCACCGGCCGTACATACAGAATAACTCCCAATGTTCTTGGGCGTGTTGTTCTATTGTAAGTGCTATGATGTTGTCTGGATGATCTGTTCCTCCGACGTGCTTGGGAACGATGTGGTGATCGTGCGTATAAATAGTCATTGCTGGTACTCCTCATAAGTATTAGTGCCAGTGGGTGTGCCAACACCGCGACTGGTATCTTTATTTATACTAATTTGTTCTTTATAAAGTACTTTCATGGATGTATTTATACTGTTAAATCAACGACTTATAGTCTATTGTGGTTTTAGACGAAATCGACGATAATAGTTATATAACAAATTAGAGAAGAAGTGAAATGAATAAAATGCAATTTGATAAATTAGACGCTGCAATGGTTTTGTATACGATGAAAGAATCAAAAGTTTTGGATGTGACATTAGCGCAGTATTTAAAATTGCAATATCAAACTTTTGGTTTCGATGCTTGCGAAGAACCAGAAATGATTGCTGAACTTGAATCATAAAAACTCTATTAAATCAACGACTTAGCGACTATTGCTATTTTAGACGAAATCGACGATAATAGTTATATAACAAATTAAAGAACAAGTGAAAAAGATGACCCCAAGAACACCGACCCAGATGAGAACAGCAAAATTACTTAAAGAGGCGAGTCTCATCGCGGAAGAAATAAATCTCGGCCGTTTTGCGGATAAGGTTCCGAATGCTACACTAACGGTTCGATTGACAGAAATACTAGATCTGGTAATCGATCTCAATAATAGTTTGACTTTTATCCCACTAGTCAATGAATACGCATCTAACGAAGGTTGTTAAGAACATGAGCGACGCACTTCAGAATTTCACCCCTAAGGTCGCAGTCGGCAAGTTTACTGCCGGATATATTGTCACACCGGGCGTACGGAATTGTTGGTGTATTCTCAACAAAAACACTGGTGAACTTGTTTACGCGTCACAAAATAACATGAGTGCGGCACATCGCGACGCGACCCGCATGTATGACATAGAGAGGGTACAATAAGATGCCAACACTAACTCTAATGGCTGGAGCCGCTGGTTCAGGCAAAAGTTGGGCACGAGAGAACGATGTCGATCTGGTTGCGCTGCCTGTTGTCGATAGCGACGACATCAAAAAAGAGCATCCCGACTTCGATCCCAAGCAACCCCATCTTATCCACGAATGGTCAAGCGTCGAGGCAACCCGTCGATTTTACGGCAAACTTGCTGATGGCGAGTCATTCATCTTCGACGGCACCGGCACCAATGCTGAGAAGTACATTTCGATGATAAACGAAGCGCATCGTGCTGGATTCAATGTCGCCGTTGTCTACGTCAAGGTGACACTCGCTACCTCGCTGAAGCGTAATGCAGAGCGTGAGCGCACTGTGCCTGAATACGTTGTCCGCGAACAGCACTCACTCCTGCCGTTTGCAATCCAGATCATTCGGGATGCGGCTGACAATTTCAGAATCATCAACAACTGAGTACAACACTGTGTTTTACCAAAAGAATAGAACAATGAAAGTGATAAAAGCCGAAAGCTCTAGTGTGAGTTATGTTAACGGAGCTGCTGGACGGTTATCTGCAACATACCACGCGGTAGATTCAGACGGTAATATAGCCGCTAGTTTTAGACCCGGTGATGTCCGAGGTGGCAGAGTGTTTAGAGATGCTAATGGTAAAATTCAACGCACCTCCCCTATTTTTACACTAAAGCAGTTTAGGGAGTGGGCAGCAGCTAACACCACTACAAATTCATAAAGAGGAATAGAACAATGAAAGTTAAACGAATAGACGTCGGCTCAGTGAGCAATATATTTATTGGACGCAACGAGCAAGACTTTGACGCTGAAGCGAAAAGGATCATCGACAAGGGTCATGCTGATGGCAAGTCTGTCACTGTTAAAGGTGTCAAGACACATCACCATTTTGAAGCAATCGTAGACTTCAATAAGTCAGGAGCGGATCAATACACCTGGGATAAATCAGGTGATCGGGTTAAGGGCAACATTGTCGAATACACCAACCAGAAAGACGGCTCAGTAACAAAACGAACTGTCAGGACAACGTACAGGAGTTACGAATAGTGAATTTTGACATTCAGAACATACCGCCAGGGATCAGATTACCTAATGGCGCAATCGTTATCAGCTCCAAGCTGGTGGAAGTATGGCGGGGGATGACCACGTTGTTTATCTAGGCTTATTGGACAATAACAAAGCAACGCAACGCCTTTTGCTACGTGGACAGCTAGAGATCGCGACCCAGAGTCAACCACGCAGGGGCATTATCACCCCATACTCGACGAAGCCCTGGCAGACTTTAACCAGAGAACCTAACCCAACAACAGCAGGAATAAATATGGTGAATATAACAAATCTAGCAGCAGCAGCACTCCACGCTCACGCAACACTGTTGATCGAGTTGAATGGAACGGTTGCCCATAAACAGCTGCGCAAGGAAGCAGACAGACTTGAGAAATTAGGAGTCGATCACCAGGACGTTTATAACGCACTCTTTAGCGTTGAAAATTTAGTTATCGCAACCGGCGGTACGGACGAAAGGCCGCCGTACAGTAAAACGCACCCACCCACATAGGAATAGAACAGAAACAAGTAATATGACTAAAAAATACGAACAACAATTCGAACCGATGCCCGTGGGATCAGTTCAGGAGGAGATAAAGCGTCTACGCTTAAACGTCATTCTCCATTCATGCATTTACTACCAGATGGACGTAAATATATGGGACGATATAACCTTTGATTTCAAATGTAAGCGTCTTGTAGATCTTCTCGCGAAGCATCCGAATGTTTATAGTGACCGATTTGATAGATACTTCGAGGGTTGGGACGGCAGTTCAGGTTTTCACTTTCCACATCGTGATCCATGGGTTCACGGTAAAGCAGAAATGATGGTGAAACGACATGAGACATCTCTTGAGTTAGCATTATGAAAATTCTATATTTACATGGTTTTGGTAGTCAATTCGATTCACTCTCCGATAAGATAATCGCTCTAGATCAACTCGGTGAAGTTGTGGGGGTCGATCTCTTCTATGATGAAGGATACAATAGGACGGTTGCCCGAGCAACCCGTTCCATCTTACATCATAAACCAGACTTGCTTGTCGGAACATCGATGGGTGGTTACTTAGTTGCCGCTATGGGTGCGAACTTTGGCATTCCGTTTGTCTCGCTGAACCCCGCTATTAATCCTTCGAATAATCTTAAGAAGTACATAGGGATCAACACTGACTACACCGGAAGGAAATACGACTTAACAGAAGGAACAGTTGATAGTTATCCGAACTTTTGTAACGATGGTTATGGCTTGGTGTTACATAGTTTGGGTGATGAGGTCATACCTGTTGAAGAAACAATGGAGTGGTCTGCCGGTGATCGCAACCAAATCAAAACCGTCGCGTTGTCGGGTGGAGACCACAGATTCTCTAACATATCAGACGCAATACCATTTATCAAGACGTTTTATAATATGGCAGAAACATCTTACTTATAAATAAACTCTTTATGCGCGTGTTTAAAAACATATGAAAACTTATAAAGAATACATTAACGAGACATTTGTCAATCTCATCGGTGACAACCAAGACAAGCAGAAATACGTAGATGAAGTATGGAATCTACTCCAGAAATCCTACGCGGACATTGGCGGTATTAAAGGTTCTGGTTTCAAAAACAAACAAGACATGATAGATAATATTCCTTTCTGGAAACTAGGTGTCAAGAATGGCAAGGTTGTCGCGGCAATCTTCTATAAGTACAAGACCGGCAGAAAATCCGTTGCTTTTGCATCTGATGGTTCTTCTGAGTCTGTTCCTATAGTTAAGGAAATTATCACCGCTGAACTGAGCCGTTCGTTCGGAGAAAAGAGCAAAGCGATGCTGGGCAAACTTTTGAAGACTGTCCCGTGGAATGTGCTAGAACCATTCATATTGACACCAGAGGAAGCATCTAAGGCATTGAAGAAAGATGTGACTGCAGTTCTCGGATTGAAAGACGACCAGATACCAGACGATGGCAAATTTGCGTTGGCGAAGTACCCAGAACTTAGGAAATATGCATACACTCGCAATCTCGCGGGTGCTGAAACATTCAAGGTGATGTTCGGTACAACAGGAGTTATGTCGTACCCCCACCGCCGGAAATGAAATGACGTAACAACTATATGGAGAAAATAAATGATTAATAAATTTACTGTTGGAGTTTTACTAGTAGTAAGTTCTAAAGAATTATCAGATGAAGGTACTGATGCAAATCCTAAGGCCAGTGAATCTCTAATTTTCACTATTGGGAAAACTTTTTAGTGTTATAAAGTAATATAGAGACATAGTACTAGATGAATAGGAAAAATCTTTTACAAATTATACTTACCTCTTACTTATTATTAATAAGTAGTGCTAATTCTATGCAGCATGAGACTTTTTATGTTTATAACTGTAATTCATCGGAGATTAGAATTAACAGCAAACTTTATCCTTTAGGCATACCTTTTTCTCGTGATGAAGTCTGCTATTGTGATAGACGCCGTTGGAGAGAACCTGAATGTGATATTAAACAAAGGTATGATAGGTTGGTAAATAACATAATACTAAAGAATAACTTGATAGCTGATAAAGTGCTGGAAGATATCAAGTTAGACAGAGTGAGATAAAATGAACGAATTCTGGACAATTTGGAAACAGGCACTAGGAAGTTTCAGTGATGAACAAACTGCGGGTAGGGATAATACAATCTGCGTAGTTAGAACTCTAATTGTAGTAATAAATCTAACATGTGCTATTTTAATAATAGCAAACATACTACATAATTGGTAAATAAAATTATGGCTTACAGTGACGCCGTACTAGATCATTACGAAAACCCAAGAAATGTCGGGAAGATGGACGACAAGGATGTCAACAACATGACTCTTACTTTTTCTTCACCTTTTTCTTTTTCTTAAACGCAGGCATTTTCTTCAATGGTTTGAGAGGCTTAGGTAGTATTTCCATTCTCATTAGTTCGTGTTCTGTCCAGATTACAAACTTCCACCCCCTCGTCGCTGCATAGTCTTCTGCCGCTTTCCATTTAGACGCATTTTTCACATAAGTTGTCACTTCATTTAAATACTGTTTGGTCTTTCTTTTCCCTGTTGGTGGTTTAGTCTGCGCCGCAGGTTTCACCTCGATAATACAAATCTCTCCTGATCTATACTTTACGTAAAAGTCCATGAAGTAACGGTGTGCGCGGTTATCTGTTCCGCATATATAAGGTATAACAACCTCTTCGCTTGACCACTCAACAACGTCTGGTGTTCTATCACACCACTTCATCACATATAATTCCCACGAACTTCTGTAAATTACACTAGTATGATCCCCTTTGTACTTCATGGGTATTTTTACTGAGTATCTACCTTTGTATGTTTTCATCATGTACAAACGTTATAAATAATTCTTATTTATCAATGGTAAAGACATGGCTGAATTGCTTAAATATCCCAGAGATCTCGAAAAGCATCCCAATCTACCGAGGATCAATTTCACAAGTCGGAATCCAAAGGACAAAACTCCTGGACTAAACGTATCTCTATATGCACCCCAGTCTATTAACTTCTCTGACGGCATGGGATTCGGCAACTTCGATCTTGGAATGATCAGCAGCACGATAGCATCGTCCATGGACAAAGATGGTAAAATAGACGTTGAAAATGTGAAAAACCAAATGAAGGCCGCCGCGGGTGTCGATGGATTATCGCGCGCGATCTTAGCGAAGTCAGCTGCTGCCGTTGGAATAGGTGGAGGTTTCGCCGAAAAGATTGCTGATGTTTCACTTCTAGAGGCCAAGGCAGCAATAAATCCTAACACTGTTTTACAATTCACTGGTCCTGTCCTGAGAACATACGCTTTCGAATTCACCATGGCAGGCACCTCTGTGAAGGAATCGGAAGATATCCAAAAAATTATCACTAGTTTTAGAGAGCGAATGTATCCTACGAAGCAGGGTCAATACATTCTATCATATCCTGATGTGTTCCAGGTGACGTTTAACTTGGCCAAGGGTAACTTGCGTGGTAATTTTGTTCCTCAATATGCCGAGTCGTATTTGACTGGAATGACAACCACATATAACGCAAGCGGTAATGCATTTCACGATGATGGAGCACCAACGGATGTTAGTGTTCAATTACAATTCAGCGAATTCAAAGCATTGACTCGTGAAGATATTAAGGAACTCAGCACTGGCGGGAAAATCAAAGTTCTCACGACAGAAGATCGAGAAAATCTTCTAATTGCAGCTGCGAATGCGGCCGCAGCGGCCGCTATAGCAAAGATCGGAGACGGCACATGAGTTACTTCTCTAAATTTCCCAAGACATCATATGACTTCTTTGATGCGACTAAACTATCCACTATTCCTGATATGTTTCGGCAGGTTAAACTAGTTGAGAGACGACTGGATAATATTTCAGTCTATCAGAAATACTTCATCATAGGATCAAGACCTGATCAGGTGTCATATGAATTGTATGAGTCTCCTGACTTCTACTGGACATTCATGTTAGTTAATTCTAATCTCCGAAGTGCCATGAACAAATGGCCCCTTCAGGATCTAGTGCTCGGTGACTTTATTAATGAAAAGTATATCGGAAGTACACTCACGCCCCATAGACTATCGGGAGACGCCAACGATTTCAATTCCATTAATGACATGTTCAGCATAGGTTCCACTCTGGTTGGATCAACATCAGGCGCGACTGCTACCATAACCGCGCGTCACACTACGCTCAACCAGATTGTATTCACATATGATACTGACGCCGTGTTCCTTGAAGGCACAGACACCTTCACTGCTACCTCTCCAACGGGCGGAGTATCGCAGTTATTGAATACACAGTACAACATTCGCACATATCCGAACTCTCCGCATCACTATGAAGACGGGAATGGTGTCACGATATATAACCAAGATAATCTAGAGTTAACTCAAAACATAACAACCAACACAGAATACGAAACAGAAGTGAACGAAGGTTACAAAGAGATCCGAGTTATCAAACCCCGGTATATCCAATCGTTCTCATCCGAGATCAGAAAGTTAATCAATGAGTAGTGAAGCGCAAAAACTATTAGTTCCTGGAAGTGTCGAGATAGAATCTGCTATCCTAACGAACTACTCAGGCGAGACTGTCGACATCAAAGCGTTGATTGGTGAACTAGTCATAACAGAATCTATCAACTCGATGTTCTGTGTGTTTGACATCGTTGTAGTCGACGGTGTAGGACTGTTAGAAAAGTATGCCATTTCAGGTAACGAAAAGATCGAACTGGAACTATCGAAGCGCGACACCGAAGGCGGCAATGACATTTTCACCACCAAACACCTAGCGATTGTCGGAGTCAACGAGTATGCTAGAACAACCAACGAAAGTCAGACATATAAAATACAGGCAGTCTCTGAAACAGCACTTCACTGTTCGGTCAAACGTTTATCGAAGTCCGTCAATGGTTCGATAGGTAAGATCATCACTGACCTGTATGGCGAGGTTGCGTTCAATCTACCACTAAATGTAGTCGACGGCAAAACAGAGGGCAACTATCGATTTGTGCTGCCGAACTACACTGTCACCGATACATTCGCAATGTTGCTCGCAAAGGCACAAAACAAATCAAGCACTACATACCATCTGTTTGAATCCCTATGGGGTGATATGGTATTGACGTCTTATGATGAGATCATCAAGCAATCTCCCGTAGATACCTATAAACTCATGAGTTTCGAAAAAGAGAACGATCTTCGTCAATCAGCGTTTGATGAGATCAGAACAAAGATAAAACAAATCGATTCGTATCTCGGTCTGTCACATTATGAATCGTTCAAGAAAGGTGGTATTGCCGCGCGTGTCTTCATC